ATATACCACCCCTAACCATTATTTGCCCCTCAACTATCCGATAAACGGTATCTCCTGTCTTCACATTAACATCATATACATGTCTTCCTTCTTTCAATTCTGATGTCTGAGTTGTGGTTAACCCAATAAACATTTTGCCATCATAAGCACTGGAAAACCCAACTGAGAATGTTGCAGTTACACCAGCACCAACATACTTTGCCATCTGAGAAGATTCTGCAGTATAGTTAGTAAAATCTATTGCAGTACCAGACGTATCATTAACTGTAAACGTACAAGTAAATGATGCACCAACGTTAACTACCAGATCAGATACTGATGGATAGTCAGATGTTGAATCAAATGTAAAGGTTCTAGTTGCCATTTACGATACTCCTTAACATTTCCTTAATCTCTTTGAGTTCACCTTTAAGTTCATCTAATTCAGCCCTCTCAGACTTTTTACGTTTCCTTGCATCAATATACTTTTGATGTTCACTCAAATCAGTAGAAACAATTGCGTTTGAATTAGGATCCCTGTAAAGGGCGTGATTGTCTTTTACAGGTATCATGATAATGCAATTGCTCTGAATTCAGAAATCCTTGGTGGATGGGCCTGATTGGTTGCAGTCATCATAACTTTAATCTTAAATCCATCAAATTCTTTGAGAGAATCAATGGTGAACTCATACTCACGGAAATTATCTCTTTCAAATGTAGGAGCAACAAATGTATCAGAGAGTCCAGAGTTGTTCTTTGGATCAATAATTGCACCATTTTCATCACGATTATCATATCCTGGGAATAACTGATAACGTATTTCATTCTCAGCATCATCCTTTCTAAAGAGAGCATATGCAACTCTAATATCAGCAGTACTTGCTCTATTAGCAGAGAACATAACCCTAATTCCTGTAGCAGGAACTGTGAGTCCTACATTCTTAGTAACGTAAGTTGCTGAAGTAGGATCTTCACCAGGAATCTTAACTTTAGGATCCGTTGCGAAAATACCAACCGTATCATCAACTCTATTAGTTGTAAGAATTGCACTAACTCTATCTATATCAATCACAGGTGATATATTAGAATCGTTACTATTGAAATCACATTGTATATTCAATGATTTAGATCCAGGTAATGAAGTTAGTTTACTATCCTCATTAACCTTAGAAGCAATCATACGTGGATTATTGTAGAAATTAGTCTCATTGAGAACAATAGATTCAAATCCTTTATCTTCAAAAGATGTTTCAATACCACTTACACTTCTAGCACTAACAGTTCTAACTCTAGAATTAATGTTAGTACCTTTAGGAAGTAATGTTTGTATATTAGGTGTTAATGCCTCAAACTGAATATTTTGAGATGCAGTAACCCTTGATTCTCCACCACTCTTAACATCCTTAAAGTATAGACTTGGGAATCCATTGGCACTCGCAGTTCTACTCACACCAACCCCAACACCATCAGATGCTGTTCCATCAGTATCAATAGCCACATAATAAGTATCCATCGTAATTGGATGAACCCCTTGATTAGCAACCTCAGACATATTATGTGTCTTATTGATTCTTCTCAATGAGACTCCATTGAATTCATACTTATAAACCAACTGGTTTACTGGATGAGTAAATGCAAGACTTGAATCTTGTGCCCTAGTTATACCAGTAAGAGTATTAGTACTAACTGATGTGTACTTAATAATCTCATTTCCAATCTTAAGATATCCAGGGTTAGTTGTACCAACACCCACACCCTCAAAGGAAGTAAATCCAGTACCCGAATTAACTATCAAATCACCTGTATTATCTCTACCATAAGCAGCAGTTAGAGAAGATGGAGCAATATCACTTACAATACCCTCAATCTTAACAAGGTTGTTAGATTCATGCATAGCATGATTTCTATGACGAACCTTAATAGATTTACCATCATAATAAGGATCTGCAATTGCTTGTCCAGAAAGAATGGTTACATTAGAACCTGAACCATTAATTTCAGACCTGATACCAGTATTGGTAACATAAGTCATGCTGGAACCAGCAGCAACAAAGTCTCCTTGAACATTATCCAAGAATAGTGTATTAGTAAATCCAATTGCAACAACAGATAGTTGTGCTCCTGTACCAATACCGTTCATAGAAGCAGTTGGAATACCAACTACATCACCAATCTTATATCCTCTACCACCATTAGTAACACTAACAAGTCCAACAGTTCCTGCTTTATTATTAGGATCTTGATAAACAGAACCAGCAACTGATACTTGAACTGTTACTTCCATTCCAGAACCACTACCTGTAATAGTAAATGGTTGTATTCCTTCTGTAGTTGCAACAGTATATCCAGAACCAGCATTAACTGCTAATAATCCATCAGTAGAACCACTACTTACAACAGAACCACCGATAGCAATAATATTTCCAACACCACCAGATAAACCAGAACCAGTTTGAGCAATTGCAACACCTGTAGCAATACCTAGAGTATCGATACTATCAGCAATTGAAGAAGTTAATCCAAGTGTAACTCTCTTAGATACAACTTCAATTGGGTTAGGATTAAGTTCTACAAATTCATTGTTTCCAACATTCAATTCTGGATTAAAGAAGTTAACTGTTCCTGTAGTACCAGCAGTAAACTCTGCTTTATACAGAGTAAACTTCATATCTTCTAACTGAGAAGCTGTCCAAGTAGAAGCGTTTTGTGACTTGAATAATGAACCAAGATATGGTTGTTGGGTAATAATTACCTTCTGAGACTCACCTAATCCAGTTGTTGAGATATCTTCTTCACCTAATCTAGAAATCCAGATATTATACTCTGTAGATGGAGAAACAACAACTAATGCATATTCAGAACCCCCTTCCAAATATATTGGAGAATCAAAAGTAAATTTAGTAGGTACAGATGCATCAACAGATGTATTGATAGAAGCAGGTAGAAGTTCTTTCTTACTTAATGGTATGATGGTAGTTGTTGGTGTACCCATCTTACATGTTCTAAGTTCTACACTACATGGTAGTTCTTCATCTTTTGTTGAGAAATATATGTCAACAGAAGTAATGAATACCCCATTTGGATCTCCTATATCAAATGATTGAGCAAGAGGATCGTACCAAGTAGTTTGTATTAGTTGTTGGAAATTTTCAACTCTTTCTCTAATAACCGATACATCTGTTCTTTGATTAACTCTTCTTTGAACATCTGTAAGAACTCTATTATCAGTTAAGTTCTCAGTAACAATTTCAGCATTTCTTGTATTAATAATAGTCTCTTGAAGAGTTTCAATAATACCAGAAGATTCATAATTCTTCTCTACAGATGATGTAACAGTTCCAGGAACTAAAGAATTAACTGCAGAAGACGATAAACGAAGTGTTTTTGTACCCGTAGCAAATTCTGGATTCTCATTAATAGTAGAATCTGGAATAAAGAAGGAACCTATTAAAGTACCAACATTATCAGTTATAAGACGAGTACCTGAAATAGTTGCCTCAGCACCACTAGTCTGCCCTCTAAGTGTCATACTTCCATTAAGGAATCCATAATATTGTCCTTGAGGTTGTAGTTGTAAACTAAATGTATCAACATTTAATATACTCGCTGTTGAAGTATAAACTTCGGGTATTCCTTGATCGTCAAGATATGGGTTTACTGAATAAGTATCAGTTGGAGCATTATAAGGACCATACTTATGATTTGGTACTGCTGCTCTAAACTGAATGTAAGGTGTAGTTGCAATTCTTGCTCCTTCATCTAAAATTGAAGGAGTTGCTATAATGGTTTCTCCAACTTGGAATGTACCATTTGACATGGTTATTTCCAAAAGTTTAGGGAAGGTAAATTTAGATACATCTTCTCCATCAAAGAATGAGAATAACTGAGTTCTTGGTTTTACCTTTGTAACAATAAATTCAATATTCCTAGAACGCATTATAGGAATATTCTGACGATTAACAACCCTATCTCCTAAAGATTCAGAATCTAATCTTTCAACAACTCTTGTTGCAAGTCCAGTTCTAGATTGGTTAGTAGTGGTAGTAGTGGTAGTATTTTCTACTCGTACTTCTATATCCCTCATTAATGCATTAACTCTTCTGGTCGTTCTCTCGATACGATTTCCAGGAACCCTCCTTCGTTGTATAACGAATTGAGGAGTATTAACCCATCTAGATTCTATTTCAGTAGTAATTTCTCCTTGTACATCAACACCAACCCAATCAGTTTGCCATGAATTCCATTGAGTAGAGATTAGTCCTGTATTTGGATCAGCACCATTCTCCTCCATAACATCTTCAAAATTACCTTCAATATTAACATTACGGGTTTCAATCCTTCTAGTATCAACCCAAACATCAGAGGATGGATTTAACTCCATATCACCATTCCAGAAGACTACAGCAAAAGGCTGAACATTTTCTGTTCTAGATGCATATGAGTTTTGAATAGCAGCAAGTTCAGTATAATCAAGAGTGATTAAATCACCTGTTCTACGGCATCCACTTCCAATTAAATCATTTGCAAAAGCAAAATCTTGTGATGGATCTGCAGTTTGCCCAACACCAATAATTGAATTTGTTCCCAATAATAAATCAACAGCTGTTGTATAATGTGATGGACGGCACTCACCAAGATCTTGATCTATCGAAGCATTAAAATCTGGATCATTCTTACTTTGAGCAGTAGAATTCTTAAAGTTATCTACTAAGAATCCACACTTAAATCTATCTAATCCATCAGCATCCTTAATGGACATATTTTTAGTATCACTTTCAAGTAATGTTAAGGCAGTATGATACTCAAGATTCTTAACCCTATTATCAAGTCTACCAATATCTTTCATTTGATATCTCTTATACTGCTTCAGAAAAGACTTAACTTGCTGAGCTTCAAAAGTATAAGCAGGAACATATAGAGTTCCTACATCAAGAGCACCACTTATAGTTTCTGGAGGAGTTGGAGTCTCTGATGATTGTCCAGTCTGTATCTGGAAAGAACCATTAGTAGTTAAGAATATCCTATCAATCCTTGCAAGGTAATAACTAAATGTTATGTTTAGAGTCTCATCATCAGAAAGAATATTTGGAGGTGCTTGTCCTGTTCCTGTAAATGTTCTTGAATCAAACTCAAAAGGTGATTTAGTTGCACTAGATGGATCGTAAGTAGAAACTCTAGGACGTATATCAATATAATCAGTCAATCTTTCTCTTCCATCAGCATCAAGAAATGGAATATCGGTATCAAAACGATCTGCATTGTAACTATTAATGCTAAAGATATCTCCTTCATCAGTTGAAGGAACAGTATAATAACGATATACAACCTTTAATCTACGTGTTGGTGCTGGTTCATTTCCTATTCTAACAATTCTAGCATAATCATAATAAGAATTACGTTGTCCATTATCAACTTCATACTTAGATGAAAGTAATCTATCACCTACAGTAAATGCAGTTACAGTTCCCTGTATACTAGAAGATTGGAAAGTTGCTATATCTCCAATATTGAATTTCGTATCATTAAGATATGAAATACCAATCTGTGTAGAATTTGTTATCTCAGCAACTATGGCAACAGCACCATCACTAGATATTATTTCTTCACCTACAGTTAAATCTGCAGTAGTTCCATTAGGACCTGACAAAGAAGATAATGTAATAGATGGCAGATCTGGATCTGTCATATCATTTGATTCATATATTCCTATAACTCTTTCAACGTCAGGTACGTTTAAACAAATTTCTTTGTCTTCTACACGAGTTCCATATAGATTTCCATATGTTAATCCATTTTGAAGAGTTTGATCTGTACTACCAGAGCCTTCTAAATTAGATCTAGTAATGACTGTTGTTCCTGTAGTCCATCTCTTCTCTTTTGAAGATGGATTTACTTTCTTAAGTGTTACATCAACTCTAGTTTGAGTGTCTGCACCTACTGAAAGATTAACAAAATTCAAAGTTTTACTAGAATTATTAATCTGAACTTGATCAGCAGTAAGAGGTTCATGAGAACCATCTCCATAAGAGACAACATATCTCTGTGGAGTAAATGGCATAAACGTAAAGTCTGCACCTATACTAAACTGAGAATCAGAAATTTCACTACCTGATACAGTTACATTTCTAAATTGCTTTTTAACAATAATATCTGAGTCAAGTATATTAATATCACTTATATTTGTTTTTGGTAATCTTGTAAGGAAACTATTATCATCCTTTAAACTACTATCAAGATAACGAATCTGTAAAGAATTGGTTACGACTTCATTAACACCAGGAAGTTGGCCATTGAATATACCAGAAACTGATGTAGCAGCTGCTACTGTTATATTTGAACCGTCTGCAGAAACAGCAGTAATTCTATTAAGAGAAGCATCACTAGTAGTTCCACCATACGAAACATAATCACCAGTTGTGACTATACCTGCAAAGTTATTACCAGGACTTGTTACTGTAGAAATTCCTTGATTTCCAGGTGTAATTGTAAATGTTGGATTATTACCAATAAACGTTTTATTTCTAGGTGTAGATGCATGAGTTAACTTAAAGTCAGCATTAAATGTTTGTCCTACTCCAGGATTTGAATAAACAGAGAATACATCATTTAATCCATAATCCCTAATTGTCTTAACGATAGGACCAACATCATTACCATTAACCTTAAATGACTCATCTTTAACAAAACTACCATTATTACCATAAAGAGTTAATTCTGTGCCACCAGTCACAGCACTCACCAGATACCCCTCAGCACCGCTAGAATCGCCCGTAATACGAGCAGGAAGGGAAATATTGATATCAGTACTAATTCCTAAAGTTGTATATGTTTGAATATCAAATAAACGTAAATCCCATTCATTTTCATCTTGATTAGATGATTTAAGATTTACTGATTCTGCAGTAAAATTATATACCTTTGCCTTACCAATTTCTGTGCCAGCAGCAGTTGCACTAGTCACACCAACTCTTTGACTTCTTAAAGAAACATATGATGTTGTTCCTAATCCAACATTAGGAGCACCAAATGCTCTATTAACAATAAACTGTGTACCAGTATTAAAATCTAAACCAATATCTTTTACTTCTTTAGTCTCTCTAGCCTTAGGAACATCTAGATTTGTATTACTAATTGTTTGAATATCATACCCACGTACATATGCTTTACCTGGAGAGATTTGATATATCATCAAATCTGAAGATGGAGTATTTCCATCTTGAGTGGTTTGTCCTGGTAAATAAATTCCTTTATTTCCTTGCCTATCGTTTAAAGACTCTTTTACTTTAACATTAAATGGTTTTACATAATAATTACCAGATTCATCAAAAGTTCTTTTAGCTAATGCATCTCTGATGATAGAATGTTGAGAATCATCTTGGAAAAACTCTTTAGCACCCTCATTAAGACGCATGATTTCAACGAAATTCTCATCGTTGAGTTCATCAATTTCTTTCTTTGCTAAAACAGCAGATATTTTAAGCCTATCAGCACCAGGAGCAGCAAAGTTATTAAATCCCTTTGCATTATCGTATAGAGATTCATCTGCACCTGCAGTTATTATTTCTTCCCTTACACTTAATCCAACACGATATGATGGTGTATTAGTATACTGATCTAGAATTAAAGTCTGAGTTGGTACTCTTACAAAATTACCTCTAAGGAAATAAACACCCTCTGTAATCTGAGCAGCAGAACCTGTCGAAGTAGAACCAGCAGGAATAGTATTTGCAAATCCTTCATTTCCAGCAATTACAGTATTTGCATATGTAATTGAAGATAATGTTAAAAGAGTTTCTCCATCTTGGAATGTTTGTCCACTAAAAGATGTAGATGACTTTTCATATTGAAGATAGAAAGTTAAATTTCCATTATCAGAAACTTCTTCAGTTATATAATCAACAATCTTTGCAGTAACGCCAGAAACATCACCCTTAATTCTCTTACCTAACAGTTTATCTGCATAAAAAGATACAGGAATACCGAAATATCCTGCTTCAACTTGTACTGAATAATATTCAGATTGGTATGATAACTGTCCAGGTATTACTTTAGAACCTTCTCTAAAGATATGGTCTCCAAATTTTTCAACTTGATTTTGCAGTATGGACTGCAGAGTCGTTAATTCTCTTGCCTGAACTGGAAAACCAGGCTTGAATAGGACTTTATGGAAGTCATTAGCCGCATCAAAATCGTCAAAATATGGACTAACGTTTAGGTTCGTTTCCTGTGGCATTTTTTAGAACTCTACAATGATTTTGATGTCTTCTTTTTGATTAGTGGATCTCGTGATAGATGCCCTATTATCAACGTAAATAATCTCTCCAGAGTATTTTTTAACTTCTGGTGGCGCAACACCTAATGTAAAGGTTTGTCCAAGGTTATACGTCTTATTATTTATTACGGTGGTTATACCCGTAAATGAGGTATCAATACCCAGATCAACTGAACCGCCACTAACGGTTAAACTACCTCCAGTTGGAGGAGATGCAGTGAAATCATGTAATTCAAATCCATATTCTGGATTTGTTTTTGCAATACCTGCAGTGGTAAATCCAGAAAGAGCACTGGATTGCCAATATTTAAGAACTCTTGTAGTTGCATCCCAAGAAACAACTTGTCCCACAGCAGTAGAACCTACACCAACTGTTTGACGAACTCTAGCGTCAGCAGTAAATGTAGCAGCAGTTACACCAGCACCACTCAATCTCAAAGCATATACTGCACTTGCCTGTGTTGAACTTACAATTGTTGTTGAACCATTTTCTTCTGGGTTCTTAACAAGTCCTACTCTAGCAAATTGATTACCAGTAACAAAGTCTGGGTTAGAGTCATCATTCTCAATACGAGAATAAACTAGAACTCTAGTTGCTCCTAACTCACGGTATATATCAGCACCATGTCCTCCTTGAGGTGGAATAATGACATTAAAGGTTGCATCAACACTACCAGAGGTATTAGTAACACCACCAGTTTCCAAATCAACAGTACCATAAGTATACCCATCACCACCTTGCGTAACACTAACAGCAGATATCTGTCCAGAAGCATTAACTGTTACAGAACACTTAGCATTGTTTCCGTTTCCATTAATAGGAACATTGGTGTAAGTAGCAGCATTACCATAACCAGCACCTCTATTAGTAATAACAATATTCTTTAATTGGTTTCCACTAAGAGCAGCATTACCCCTTACAGCAGTAATATTTGCATTAGTGGTAGTCATCCAATCATCAGGAACTGGGATGAAATTAGTTGACTCAAATTTGATAAGATCTCCTGGATTAATAGTATAGAGATACTTCCAAAGATAACCATCACCACTAGTACCAGCAGCCTTTGGTTCCAAATCTGTGTGAAGAGGTTCATCAAGAGACGGTTTACCTAATAAGTTATCTGGATCATAACCGTTAGCAATACAAATATAAACTCTATAATCACTGTTCATTACATAATAGTTTGCACCATATAAGTTTGATGCACCAGTTTGTCCAGCAGTATTATCTCTACTATAATCGTCTCTATAATAATCGTAAGTTGTACCAGATGTCCAACTAATTTTTCTTATAACTCTTTTTACGTCACCAGCACCTATTTTCTTCAGTGCAATCATAGTATCCCAATACCTATCTTCTTGATGAAAAGAATCCTTAGGATCAGGAACATTAGTATCCCAATCTGACTGAACATCAGTAGCATTGGGTAGATTTATAAAACTATAATAGCTATTAGTGGTAGTCTTGATGCCAGCAGCAAAATTAGCAGCATTCAAGACCCTCAATTGATCTGTTATAATCGCAGACATTTACTTAGACTTTTTTTCTATTTAGTAAGAACGTTTGACGTTTTTAATTCGTCTAATCACAGGAGCAGTTGAAAGTCCTGTAATTCCATTATCGCTAACAATATCAAATGAATGAGGATCACTATCTCTAGTAACTCCACTCAATTTACCAAAGGTATATGAACCAAAGAAACTATTAATTCCAGTGGTTACACTCTCTGTAGAGGATACACTAACTGTGACTCTTTGAACCCCAGTTGTACCAACTCCAACTACATAATTCTCACTATAAGAAACCGCCATGGCTTCGTATATGTTATCTATAAATGTAGAACCAATACCAACAGTACCAATACCTGTTCCTGTTCCGTAGGATGTTAATCCAATTCCTGTATTGGAATTGTGAACATAGAAGATATCACCTGTACTTATTGAAGATATAGTAACTGCAGTACCAACTCTAGTAGCATCTCTAAACAAATTATTTACATATAAATCAAATACAAGTCCAGTACTTACTCCAACAGTAGTAACAGCAATACCAGAAATAAATCCAAAGTCACCAGTCATTACAGGAGTACCAAGAGTATCAGCAATACCTGTTGGTTGTCCAATCAATACTAATGGAGTAGAAGTATTGGTATATCCAACACCAGCATTATCAACAGTTAAAGTATTAACTGTTCCTGCAGCACTTACTGTTGCACTTGCAGTTGCTAAAGTACTTACACCAAAGTATGTACTGATAGAAACAGTAGGTGCTTCAGTATAACCCATACCTGCATTGGTTAAATCTAAACTAATTGTTCCTGTATCAGAAACAATAGCAGTTGCTGCTGCAGCAATCTTAGGTGCATTTTCATCAACAATATTTAAATTCAAATCAGCACCAGTAAATCCTTCTTCATTATCATCAAATAATGGACGAAGACTTTGAACATAGATGGTAGTAGAACCAATTCCAACATTGCTAATAATTCTAGTAGAAGGAGTAATTGCTGATTGATTAATGATTCTTGATTTAGAAACATATACACCATCAACAACAATATCATCTTTCTGTTTAGTCCAAGTCAAAGGACGCTTAAGTGCTGTATTAGTTGTGATTCCAGGTCCAAAGTACTGAACAGTACTGAATTTGTCAGAAGTTTGAATTCCACTAACAATACGTTCAGTCTGATCGAATCCAAAGGTTGAAGATTTAGTAGCTTCATCACGAAGACGAATCTTATCACCTTTCTTGATAGTTTCAATAATATCAACAAATACAGAGTCTGAAGCAGATCCTTTAAAGTAATATACCTTTAAAGTATCACCTGCTTTAGGTGCTTCAAGGAAGTCGATAACACTACCACCTTTAAACTCATAAGAAACTCCAGGATCTTGTAGAATATCATTAATAAAGATAAGTAGATTATCTTGAATTCTAATTGGAGAACCTTTAGCAGATCTAAGTGAAACAGGAATTCCTGCTTTTTTAATTGTAAAGGATTTAGTAACTCCATTAAAGAATTCACTAAAGTTATCAAGTACTTCTAATTGTCCAAATGTCCAACCAGCAAATTTATCATCATGAACTGATTCTACGATAATACGGAAATCCTTAAAGTTTGCAGAAGTACCAGTTGTAGGAATTCCCGCAAAATTAGATGTATTAGCAGGAACAGTTAATACATCCCCAACAGCATAATCACGTCCAGTGTCACCAATCCTAAATTGAGTTACACTATTACCTAACCCAACAGTGATATCAATCGTAGCATCAACACCACTAGTTGTAGAACCACCAGCAGCAACTAATGGAATATTCTCATATCCTGTGGGAGCATCAATAAAGACTTTAGGTGGATTTGTGAATGTATATCCAGCAGCAACACCATTTGTAACTCCAATACTTACAATATAACCATTCTCTACAACAGCAGTACCAATAGCAGTAATATTTGGATACTTAGAACCACCAGAGGTTCCCACTCCAACAAATACTGTTTGAATACCAATTCTATATCCACTACCACTGTTACCAATTGATATAGATGAAATAGTTCCCAATCCAGAAACATTAGCAGTACCACCAGCAGCAACTAATGGTTGATAACCTAACCCTTCTGAAGAACCAACATTAACAATAACTCCACCTCTAGGAAGAGTACCAACATTCAAATCTGCTGTTACAGATGAAGCAGTTCCTGTAAATGTAATAGAAGAAATTCCACTAACATCTTCACTTAAATCATAATCAACTGTTGGACCTTGGAATATCTCATTTAAGAGGAATACTCCATTATTAGTAGAGAATCCAGCAACACTACCACTTTCACTTGTTAATGTAAATGTCTTAGCAATACCTGTAAAGTCTTTAGATATTGAATCAAAGATAAGGTTATCTTTATATGCTTCCGAATCATCTGATTCAGCAGTTCTGATAAAGGTTCTTCCTTGGAAAGTAGAACGAGTTGTTAATCCAGTATAACCTTCTTCACCATAAGGAGGTTCTACAAAGTTTAATGAATTACCTAATATAGTGTAATTACCATCATACTTAGTAACTACAGCATTATTACCTGAAGATACTGTATGAACACCTAAATCACTACCTAACCATCCTCTATCCACTAAAAGTTGATTTGCAACTCCACCATAACCAGTAGACTTAACTCTCATATATTCATCATCAATCTTAATAATATCACCACCAACCATTGAAGCAATGCTTGTAATACGAGCATTTACCTGTGATGCATTCATGGTGCTAGTCAATCCAACAGTAACACCAGTAGAAACTATTGGTGACTGAATATTATTATCAAGAGCAATTAGACACTTAGTATCTTGCTTATAAGATGTAATAGAATGACTGTTACCAGTTCCAACTGTAGTAAATCCAAGAACTGTTGGAGGTGTTGCAAGAGCATCGGATGCAGTAGGTGATAACCTAATTAAATCTTCACTAACTTTTACAGCATATACACTAGTTCCAATTACACCACCTGATGTAGCAATACCAGCTCCATCATAAGCATAAGTAAGTTTCTCACCAGTAACTAAGAAGTGATCTGCAAGTTGAATAGTATTAGCATCGATGCTAACAACTGAAGTATCAACCTCAGGATCCCATACCTTTCTAAAGATTGGTCTGTTTCTATGAGTAAGATTAAAGTTACGTTTAACAACAGAAAGAGTACCACTATAAGTACCTTCTCCTGTACGGAATTGTCCAACCGAATTGCCATCTCCTATTCCAAGAGTAGAAATTCCTCCAGATATTTGATTTTCTACAGTTTCTCCATATACTCTTACCTTAGTTGCTATACTAGCATTTGGTGTAAAGTAAACACAGAAATCACTACCTGAGAATCCAGCACCAACAGTTCCTAATCCAACATCTAATCCATTACCATCAGGATCGTATGTAAGAACTTCACCATACTCTGCAGAGTAAGCTTGAGCAGTAATACCATCACTTGAATGTGAAACTAGCATTTCATGAAGAGATGCCTTACTATTAGTAGTATCTTCAATATTGATTATAAAATGAGCACCTTCATATTCTGTACTTGTGAATCCACAAATCTTATTCTCACCAGGAGTTCCAGAAGCAGAGATAGAAGTGTAGAATGATTCCATCATTCCTTCTATCAATGTTGTAGAACCAACTCCAGTAGCATTAGAATTAAATTCATAATCAACAATCTTAACTGCACAAGTCGTATTAATACCAGCATTTGGATAGAAATTCAAATTAGTTGGTCCATTTGTTTCAACTCCAAATGTTCCAATCATCCCACCACTACAGAAAGTACCATAATCAACAAATCCAGTACCAGAATCATTACCACTATTATCATGAACAATATTAACTTCTGCAAACTGGTGAGTATCGATACCAGCAGTAGTTTGTACAACTTCAACTAGTACTTTATTAGCAGCAGAATTAGTAGAACTAATACCAAGAATAGTACTTGCTGCTCCAATAGCAGTTGTTGTAGTAAATCCAGTAACTGTAACAAGATCTCCTATAGAAGTTGAACCAATTCCAGTAACGGCACCAGTTCCAACACCTGTCATTCTATTGAAGTCAACAGAGATGAAATCAATAACATAATTGTTTAATTCATACTTAGTTGGATAGAAATTAACATTAGCAAATGCACCACTAAAGACATAATCAAAATGTCCTAAGAATCCTTGACTGTCTATGCTATACTGACTGATATAGGCATAAGAACCATCTTGGACAACATTGAAGAATCCAGTTTGAGTTTCTCCGACATAACGTGTATCTTTTACATGATAGAAGTATCTGTGGGCAGAGAAGGTTTCTTTGTTTACAAAATCAAACTTCTCAAAGGGGTCAGTTCTAGGCTTACTGGAGAATAAATCTCCAACATCATCAATTGAAAGAACCCTATTAGTTCTTGCTTCTTCATAATCAGTAAGAATTCTATTATCTAAAACAATCTCTTTAGATACTGTTATTTGGTTTGCAGTGCTTATACCAGCAACCTCAACGGTTAATTCAGAAGCATTATCATAATCCAATAATGTATCAACACTTTTATTAGAAATTAAATCAACTGTAATTGAAACTTCTTGTGTATTAGGGGTACTTGCAGATGCAGCACCAATACCAGCATTAGGGAATCCACTTCCACCTGTTCCATATGAACCTGCACCTTGTTCGTCTGCAGTAGAAGGCCTTCCATCAAAGGATTCAATTTCCATATCAGAGAACTTTTTAAATCCACTAGTATGAGTTATTTCACTAACTACATCTTTCCAATCAGAATACTGAACTGGTGACTTAATCGAATATGAGAATGATTGGTAATAATCATTATCAGGAATTCTTTGTCTAGAGTCATTTAAGAATCCAGTTACCTCATGGAAACCTTTTCTTTGCTCTACAAGAGGTCCAACATCAAATGTTGATTCAAAGGATTCTATTGACTGTACAGAACCAACCTGATTAGATGAACCACCTTCAATTTGCTTACCAGACTCAAATACATCACTAGTTGCAATTCTTAAAGTATTATTATTTCTATTCCACCCAATTACCGTACCAGTTTTAGTTCCAGTAAGTGTTTCTTGGGTAATCTTCTCTTTAATATTAAAATCACCCTTTCTAGTAACTGGTATAAAACCAGGAAAATGTTTTTCAGGTATTATCCGTCCTGCTGAATTATCAGGACTAAATTCACCTGGATTATCATTTTCTAGAATAAAACTAACCTTAGGATTAACACCACCAAGATTTGGTGTTATAGAATTTAAAGTAAAGAGGTTATAATCATATTCACTAGAATTATATCCAAATCCAGTAGTAGCAATACCAACACCTTCAACTAGAACTTTATCTCCAACAGCAAATGGGAAATCTTGTCCCACAGAAAAATCAGTATCAAGAGTAAGTTCTACAGTTGCAGTTGTAGTTGTAAATCCAACAGTTTCAATACCAACTCCATTTGAGTTATGGATAGGTATTATGGTTGGTTTAGGATCTTGTAATCTCTTAGTATTTTCTTCAATAATAACTGTCGAAACTCCAACTGAACCACTAATTTCAGTTTTAATTTCACATTCATCTAATATTAATCCACTTACCCTATCTTTAACAATTAACTTAGGTGCGATAGAATAATTATGTCCACCAGAACTAAGTCCAATATGATCTAGTGTTCTAAATCTATCAACTTTAAAGAGACTTGGTAATGCAGCACTTGGACGTAATGTCTTATCATATGGGAACTCATAACCAGGATTGGTAATATGAGTTGTTTTAACATTACCAATTGAATTACTTTCAACTCTTAAGATAGAACCATTACCATAGGTGGTAGCAGCAGTACCTGTATAACTTCTACTAATTGTAGATATTCCAGGAATAGATGAATATCCATAACCCTTATTGGTTATCTTAACATCTGCAATTCCACCTAAAGCAGCAGCAGATGTTGTCTCATAAGACATTCTAGATGTTACATCAGTATATGAAGCACATTCTGGTTCATTAGGAATATTAAAACTAAATGTAGTTGAACCAATAGAAGATAACTTAAATTTTCCATCATATAGAGAATCAACTAATTTAATAGTACTATAATTCTTAACAGTCTTATCAACAACTATTTCAGACTGAACAGTAGTAATTCTATCTGGATTTACTGGAGTTAAGTTATAATATAATAATTCAGGAGTTTTAGCGTTAGTTTGTAAAAATATCTTTCCTCCAGTTATACCAACACTACCACTTGTTGTGACATCAAATTGATCAGGAGTTACAGTAAGAAACTCATGTTTAAAATCTTTATCTCTAAAGAAATTAACTGCATATGCAGAATAAGTTGTACCACCAGAAACATTAGCTAAAGTACTATCAGCAACATTAAGTTCTAACTTTTGTCCTCTAGTTAGATTAATAAGTGGGTTAATTGGATTAATGTAATGAACTATATCAGCACCAGCAGTAGAAGTTAGTCCTACTGGAAGAGGATATTGAATAGTTGCATTATGATAATTAGTTGCTAACTTAATTGAATCATTACTATCTTTAATTACAAAATATGCGGTATTGTCTATTAGACCACCAACTGGTCCTGCTGATTCGTATATAATCTTATCACCTGTTGAATATCCATGATTAGTAATGGATATAATATTTGAAGATATATTAACACCAGATTGAGTAAAGGTTGAGAACCCTACCGAGAATTTTCTATTGTACTCATTATATTTTACAGTATATGCACTAGTAATTCCAGGTAATACATCTAAGAATACAGTATCACCAACTCCAAGTCCATGAGCAGTAGTTGCAGTTGCAGTAACAACAACTTTCTCTAAACTACCAGTCAATTCAGTATCTTGAGTTGTTAATGAATGAGTTACTCCAGTACCAACACTATGGAAATAGAGTTGTTCTGCAGCAGTAGATGCAACACCTACTAGAACACCCTCAGAACCCATTCCAACAGGCATTGAAGTCAATCCAATGGTATTCTGTCCTAATTTAACTGAATACACCTGAGAGGGAAGATTGAAGTTATTAACACCATCAGTAGATACTGAAACAACAGTTCCACCACCGGAAGAGTAGGTTAAAGATTCTCCAGTCGTAAATTTATGATTAGGAAGATAAATTGACCTTGTTGGGATAGCAATATCTGTGGATGCTAATCCAGGTGCAATAACTGATATAGTACTGTTAATACCAACACCAGAAGTAGTTCCTAGTCCAACAACATCTAAAGGATTGAAATAAACACTCTTCTGTAATTTAATTTCTGCATCAGTGTTTACACCAACGTTAATTGTTAATTCACGTGGTTTTTCTTCAATAATAATTCCAGCAGTATATGCTGTACCAACTGTTCCACCATATTCACGTATAACTCTAACTCTAGAATTATATGAATCAACGTTAACAACAAAAAGTTTTTCTGTAGATATTCCAATAACATCAGTTGGTTGAAGAACGTCTACATCACCATTAATAGGTATAAATGTAACAATACCTGTGCTACCAGTACTTCCAATACCAGCAGAAGATTTAAAGGTAGACGTATTAACACCAATGGTATAAACACCATCAAGATTAACTATAGATTGAGAAGATATTCCAGAAACACTAACATAATCCCCGTCTTTAAAGTCATGAGGTGCTGGAGTTCTTGCAAGAATTTTTCTCTCATCTTTTAATACCTCAAAAGTAACATTATCCTTTTTGGTAGTAGAAGAAGAAATTTTAACTATATTCTTTCCTGTAATCTTACTTACTTTGGAAGATGCGTTAATTCCACCTGTACCAACATCATCAAATACAACTCTATCATTAACTTTATATTCATAACCACCATTTTCAATCTTAACAGATTCTACTTCACCCGTTTGTGCATAAACTATAGAAGCAAAGTCGTCAATAGTCTTATCAGGACGTGCAACGTAAGGATAATCACTAGCATTAAATGAAAGTTTATATGGATAGATATTTCTTACATATCCACCATTTTCTAGATCAACTTTATCTGTTATTGAGTTAGGACTAAAGTTATAAGAATCTGGTTTAGATTTAAATGACTCTCCAACTACGTATGGGAATACTGGAGTAAAGTACTTATCAAAAGTAGCATCTTGTTGGGAAGAACTATCAATAGTTGTAAAGTATGCATAAGTACCTGATGGATAATCAGGAGTCTTACAGAAACGTCCATTATACTTGTCTAAATCACCTTTATTGGTAAATGTATAGTCATTAGTAAATGAACCTAAAGGCCAATCACCAACAGTAGGTCCAAGTTGTCTAGTAGCATTAAGTTCATATCCAGGAATCATTCTCCTGATAGTACCACCATCTATCCTATTGAATCCATATGGTCCATATATTGGGTTACCATCATATGCAAATCCAATGATTGGTGAATGGTTATCAGAGACTTCTTCTGCATTTTCATAGTTTAAATCATATGTACCATAATCTTTATTTCCATCTAATTTGAGAGAAGGAAGCATCTCTCTTAGTTTTCTAGGAGCATATAAATGAGTAAACTGAGAACCATAAGTTCCAGTACTATTCTCCATAAATCCATCATCAAGTTTGATGAGTTTCTTATAACGAGTTACATTATCGAGTTCCCATCTCTTAATTTCTGGTTTAACTACAGGTGCTCTTCCAGAGGCATCTACAGCAGTCTCTACGCTTAAGAAAGATCTATCAGTAACAAATCCAACACCACCATTAACAACGGTTACAGAGGTGATTACACCGCCTTCTATAACAGGTGTTAATGTTGCGTATGTACCAATACCAGATGTAATGATTTCTGGAGGTGCATTATATCCAGTTCCTCCTCTAGTAACAATAACCTGATCAATTTTACCATCTTGAACAACTGGACGAAGTTCAGCACCAGAGCCAGCAAGAAAATCGATATTTGGTGTTCTATCATAACTTACAATAGAAGCATTACCATATCCACTACCCTTTTGAGTTAAATCAATAGAAGTTACAGAACCTCTTACAACTGGAATCATAGTTGCATGATAATCACCCAAAGAAGATGAAATACCAAGTTCTCCACTTATTGAAACTGATATAGGTTGATAATTAAAGATATGAGTTCCAACACCAACACCAGTAAACCTCACATAAGTTCCATTATCATATGATTCAGTAATAGTACCTGCAACACCAGCAGTTGCTACTCTAAAGTTATCATTATCAACAACAAGAGCTTTATATTGTGTTGTTGTTACTAATCCACTAATTACAGTCCCAGTTGTCTCATAAGTTAAGATTTCTCCGTTCTTATATCCATGATCTTTAATATTAATAGTATTTTGAGCAGTATTAATACCAGTACTAATAACAGTTCTCTTTTTATACTCATAACCACTTCCAGGATTGGTTATAAAGATTTTATCAACAACATTTTTCTTTTTGACACTTTCAAAAGTCTGAGTACCTGATCCCTTTTCAGATAAGTCAACTGTATTGATTCCAGCAATAGCATCATCAAAATCAGAGTGTAATGTAATAGCTGTATTGCTAGAAAGTCCTACAAAGTAGATTGCACCGTCACCTAAAGTGGTTGTTCCAGTACCAACTGCTGTACCTTTGTTTTGACGGTAAAATACTCTTTCACCAGCATTGAAAAGATGATATGTGGTGAATCCGACTAAATTATCACTTGTATTAATACCAACCTGTACGTCAAGGGAAGAAGAATGTGTCCCTTGCTTCATTTTAGCTTCTGCCTTAGCATCTGCGCCATTACCACCAGAAATTGTAATTTGTGGTTTTTCTAGGTAATCAAATCCAGCATATTTTACATCTATCCTCTCAAAAGAACCTTTTACGTTAACATGCCCAGTTGCACCAACACCAGCATTATCAGTAATAAGCAATTCTGGTGGATTTATGATATCATGTCCACTTCCACCATTTAGAACTCTAACTGACTCCAATTCTCCATAATAAATGGAATCTCTTGACTTATAATTAGCAAGTTCAACACCATTTACGAACATACCTGTTTTTTCACCAGGTGTTGTTGTAAATTCATCTCCAGAAGAATCAAATACTGGTTCAGAAAACCTTCTTACAAGTCTCTGGGAGTCAATTGCTTTATCTTTAAGTCTACTTGCAAATTCATGTGTAGTAATACCAGCTACATTACCCGTCAAATCAATAAATTTACCAGCGTCGATGTTTGCACGAGAATATGCTAATTTAAATGATTGGTCATCAACTTTATAAGCATAATATGAACCTTCTGTTAAAGGATCTAAAGTTTTTGCAGTTGTAGAAGTAGAAACAACTCCATCAATCAACGAAGATGTAGTTACAGTACCTGGAATATAATAAACTTCGTCACCAGTGATAAAATCATGACTTCTGGATGTTGAAATCGTTTCACCAGCAAAAGTAGCAGCAATCTTTACTGAAATACCTCTTAAATCAGCATTAAGTTGTTGATTTGCATAATATGGTATAGATGCAGATGTAACATATGTTTGTTGTGATGGTTCACCTTCAATAAAATCATGGGGAGCAGCAGTATGCTTTGGTCCCACCATCTTTTTCCCATTATGAGTATGATATGGACCAGCATATGGAACTCCACTAACAATACCAACTACATCTAAGTTATATGCATTAGAAACGTTTGCACTAAATTTATAAGTTGGTTGTTTAACAGCAGGAAGTACTTCTGCCCTAATTAAATCATTTCTTGCTTTAAATATTGCTGTTAAATCTATAGATCCCAATCCACTAAGAATTGCAATCTTATTAGAAGGTATATCAACAACTTCAGCACTATTCTCTGCACTATTATCTTGGTTAATAAGAGTTACTTTATCACCAACATATAAAAGATGAACTTCTGGACATGTGATTTTATGGTTTCCATTACCAATATCATCAACAGTCTCTACATTAAAAACATTAGGTACATTATAAATCCATTCTGTAAAAGATTTATTTGTATCTTCTAAAATACCAAGGTTCTGAACATCGATTAAATCACCAGTAACCATTTGCTTACTTGGTCCTGGAATTACAAAGTCAGTAACAACACCAGTTATTCTTACAGTTATTTTATTACCATCAACATCATATCCATAGATACTAGATTTTAATCTTATTAAATCATTTCTACTGACAGCATTACTATTACCAGATAATCCTAAAAATTGGTTTGTAGTTTTATTAGTATAAGTAACTTCAACAGAACCAATAATTAATGTTCCTGATTCAGGAAAACCTATTGTGGAGTCAACATATATTGTATTAACACTAGCAACTTCATCTGTTACTGCTCTGGTTGTTGGAGTAACACTAAACTTACCGTAGATAGAACCAGATTCACTAATATCTTTATCAGAACCAGCATCAAGACTTATTTGATAATACTTATTACCATCACGATCATATGAAATTACATCAGCAATTGAACCATATGAATAGTTAAGAACACCATCAACAGCATCTTGGTATAATGTCTGCCCTCTTAATTTAGAAGGATTACCAGACAATGCAACAACAACTAAATCCTCTGTAATTCTGTAATCAGCATCAGATGGTTTAATAGTCTGTTCAAATGGTTTTATAATCGATGCCTTTGAACCATATAGAGCACGGAACAATATTTCAAAAGAATCATCAGTACCTTTCGTTACATAGAGATCTTTTGCTTGTTTTGCAAATAAAGCTTGATCAAGTCCTTTAACAAAACTTCTATCTTCTAAACCAGGAACATAAAGTTCTTTATATTTTTTGAAAAACTCAGCAAGGAAGAGATTACTTAAATTAGTTACTGTAGCATCATCTGCATGTTCTGCTGAAGATGATGTAGAAAATACAAGTTTATCACTTTCAGCACTATTGAATAAAGATGTTATCGCACTAAATCCACGAGCACATCCAAAAAACTGTCTTTTATCTTTACTTGTATAAGTTATTATCTCACTACCAATCTTTAAGTATCCATATCTCTCAGGAAAACCTACAGTAGAGTTAACTGCAATGGTTGTATCATATGCAGTAATTGCTCCATCTAAATTAGTAGATGTAACAAGATCTGATTGACGAAAAGAATCATTTTTGATATATTGATCAATATTCTCAGCAAGGTCTATTGGTCCACCTTGGAATTCTTGCGATTTATAATATTGCTCCAAGAATTCTCCAAACAAAGGAGATTCATCCTGAATCATTTCTGGAATCTGGTTAGAGACTACAGAATAGGTTTTGGCTCTAGTTTCTATCATTAGTATGAATAACCGCCGCTAGTTTGGTTGCCTGTTACTTTTTGTGAGTTGAATGATGTAGATGTTGTATATGTCGTAGCATAAGAAGTATCAACTTCTTGTACTGTAGACGATTCAGTTCCAGTTATTGATGTATATTGTGGGACACCCCTTACTAAAGGAGATTCACGATCATCTCTTCCGTTAGGGAAACTAGAACTAACGACATAGTTAGAACCAGATATATCAGCACCAGAAGAAATAGTATCAGAAACCATAGTAACGAGACTGTTACTATTATCTAGTTGCAAATAAAGATCCTGTAATCCGATAACGTCATATGACTTAGGTGTACCACTAATTTGAATAATTGGTTGATCAGTACTAATAGTTGTTGAGTTAATTATTAATGCGTTGATTAATATTTCACCTCTAGTATAATCAATTGTTCCAACATTATTCCTAATTACAGCAACTTGATTTGATGCTAATAATTTAAATACAATCAATCTTCCTGTTTTTCTATCTGCATTAGGTATATCTGAAAGATAAACAGTTCCACTTACACCACTAATGGTAAATCCAGAAGATTTAATATTATATCCATTTAATGAGTTAACATTAAAGGCATTACCATAACAAAGTTCATATGTTGCTAAATCTGCTAAGGCAGGCCTTAAATCCCTCCTCATAGATATTCTAGTGATGTTAGAAGTAATAGCAGTGTCAGTTTGATCAATTAAACGGAGTGCCTTAGAGAACTTAAATCTCGCTCCAAAGGTGTTTAATTCAGTTGACCTAGAATAAGTATCTAAAGTGTTAACAACCGCCGTTTTAAGAGCATTTACACTATTCACAGCGTTAGCATTGTAATATACACTACTATCCATCTCAACATACAGATATTTAAGATCTATAATGTTAGGAAGGATCCCAGCGACTGTATATCTCTTTAATTTGTTCTTAAGTTCAATTTTTTCAATTGAAGAGAGATATTTACCATTTCTTGGTTTTATACTAATAAAAACCTTTCCATATTGAGGTGGTTCTGTATCTTCACCACCATAAACAGAAACTGACTCAGTATTAGAGTAAATTTTGGTAACAATCGCTTTATAGTCATCTGCAGTCACCGCACGGTTCTGAGCAGAGTAAACTAAAGGTGCATATTTCTTAATTGACTGCACAGTTTCAATATCTGCGCCATTTCTTGCAGCATCAATTGTTGTTAATAGAGAAATTCCTTCAGTTACTGTAACTCCAGAGTTATCTTGGATATTTCCAGTAAATGTAAAGGAATTTACGCCATTTGCGTCTTTTCCGTTAGTTGAAATGTAACGTACATTGATAAAATTAGAATCTTCGAGTTTTTTACCAAATTTACCGTCTCCAAAGAGAATTTCATACTTTTCATCAGCTGCTTCCTGTAAAAGGAAGATTAATGAGTTGTTAGTTACATCAATAATGTTGTCAGTTAGCTTATAAACTGTTTTTAAATTAGTTGCAGTGCTATTTGGGGACACTGTAACGTTAATTGTTGATGTATCAATGCCATCATTAGGTAAAATGAACTTTTCTATAGGAACATTGTCTCCAGTTTCCCTATATGTGAAAGTTTTAGTCAAATATGAGCCTTCATAGATGTCAATATCAGTAAATTCTGCAATATTATTCACAACTGGTACAGTAATGTCATTCATTATGGCAAAACTGTAGTTTTCACTTGAAAAAGTGTTAGAAACAGCTACGATTCCTGATTTTAACGTTAATGTAAGAGGTGCAACTGAATAACTTGAAGTATCAACGAAGAAACTTACCTTTGCTTTTGATGATTTCTTACTTCTAGGTACATATCCAACGTTTCTTGCTAGTGCAGCAACGTTTTCTCTCAATGTTGCACTATCAATAAAGACTTCATTAGCAACCATGTTGCTATTGTAAGCAGTAATGTAAGAATTATACGCTAAAGTGTCTATTAGGACCGACATATTCGATCCTTCAAAGTCAAAATCAGTAAAATTACTGTTTGCTCTCAGATAATCCTTAATCTGAGTCTTAATATCCTCAAAATCGAGGTTTGTAAACTGTGTAAGAGGCATTTATCTGAATGATTCTAATACAAAACTAAATTTTTGAGCTGGAATATCAATTCCTATTATGTTATATACAATAGTTATATCAAATGAATTCGAATCGTAGTAAGGAGTTACCTCTACATCCTGCAATTCCACTCTAGGCTCAAAATTATCAATAGTATTTTCTATTTCACTAGAAATAACAGCAGCAGAACCTGCATCCATTAGTTCAAAAAGACTTCCACTTACATTAGAACCCAATCCAGGTTGAAAAGGACGTTCTTGAAGTTGTGTAAGTATTAAATTTTTAACAGACCGAGCGATTGCTCTCTCATTTTTGAGAGGAATTACATCTCTTGTAATAGGATGAGGCTTAAAGGACAGGGAAATGTCCTTAAAAGCCCGTGACACTCGTTCGACGGGCATTTATACTATGATTTTCTTTTATTTAGACACGTTTATTTGGATTCCACAGTTCTCCATCATTTGTATAGGGGTCTTCACTCTCTAAATCTTGAATTATCGCCCTTTCATGCAGTTCTCCATCATTAATCCTCTTCTTTCTAGGGGTTAAATCGTCTTCCCATATCTCACGAAGCATTTTTTCATGCTGATCAGCTGCTAAATTGTCTAAAAAATCGTTTTGAGCTTCCATTTTAGTTAGAATTCCAACGTGGTCCAAGTTTATCCGCAGTACTATTTACATTTCTGTATTCGCAGTCAACTAATTTGTTATTTCTTTCTGGTACATATATGCGATCATAGCATTCAAACCCCATCTCCTCCAGATAGGCATCTAACTCCTCTCCAGTGTTACCACCTTCATAGTCATCAGACTCATCATACTCTGCATAGATGAAATCTACCTTCTTTAAGTGCTCTCCAGCACTTTTCATTACCTTTAAATCATTACCCTGAGTGTCAGACTTGAGTACATCTACCTTTTCGTAATTTAAATTATCTAAAATTGATGCTAAACTAATTGTTTCGACGGAATATACCCTGTCAACGAGGTTTTCAAATCGTCCAATTGGGCGACAAAGAGAACTAGTGCCAGGATCTCCACTAAGTCCGTAGAAATCTTGCTCTCTGGATTCACCGACATCAGAAATAGCAGCTTCAATAAGGTAACATCTATTCCCCGCATGGTGAGTCTCCAAGTGCGAGCAACAAGATTTAAAGTTACCAGGATGTGGTTCGATTCCAATAACATAGACGTTTGAGTCATCACTTAACCATTTACTAGCGTTGGGCATATTAAAAGAGAGACCAACATCAAAGCGGAGTGTTAATCCGCTTGATAGTTTCTCATTGATTAGTTCATAATCTATCATCCTTGTCCTCTATTCCTCTTAGGTGCTTTGTTTCGAGACGAGGCCGCATATTTGGTGTGCTTGCCTTTTCCTTGCCGAGTTTTCTTCGGACGTGCCTCCTTAATCTCGTTACCGAGTACTCCAGTGGATTTTGCCATAACTTAAAGTACCCTCGTCTTCTCATGTCCTACACGTATCCGAGGATCGCACCAGATATCATATCCAGCTTCGATAGCATCTAAACAGAAACTAACGTCCTCTCCACACATGTCCTGTACCGCACCACTTTCAAAGACTTGCATCTTAGGGGCAAACCAAGGATAGGAAATCTTCTTATCTTCGAAGACACCGTTCTTAATCATAACCCAACCGAAACCTGTATAGTCTACTGTGAAAGGCTTCTTACGCTTAGAGATAGTCTCTACGGTTTCGTGGTTCATAACACCACCGTTCTTACGGAAGTCATCT